TACACGACCACCGCCCATGCCGCGTGGTACCAGTCTTTGGCGGACTGGGTTTGTTACGCTTCTCAGGATGTTCACATCCCTGAGCGCGCTAGCAACTGCAAGTGAATTCCGTGAGAATCGCGCAGTGAGTTTTGCGGCGGTGAGGGCACTGAGATGGCCTATGTCCTTGGCCACCGCTTTGTCACCGCAAACCTCAACGATTCTCTCGCAGAACACACCTCGTCGTCCGAAGATCGTCTTTGTCTTGTTCACCACAAGACCCAGGCGTTCTAGGGTGGTTTCGTACCGGAGGACTGCGGGCTTGTCCCAAAATCCGATGAGATCGTCACCGCAGATGCGGTATGTTCGTGAATTCATCCCTGCATGCCACGCGGCAAAGCCGTTGAGGAGAGAAAGGATAATCCAAGTAGGGCCAAGGCCCATGTGAATTCCAGCTGCCGTGGAACTTCCATCGGGCAACTGCTTGGATCCAAACAGCTTGAGGACAATGGGGATATCCCCAGGACGATGAAGCTTCTCACATAGCAAGACAGCTACGTGTTTAGCCAAGTCATGGCGGATATAGTCAGTCGCCGCCGTGAGATCTGCGGAGTAGAGCTTGGCTCCACTACTCGATCTCTCGATGACGACCTCCTCATTCTTCAACATAGCTCGTGACGTGACGAGGCCTGTGAGTCGATTAAGCCACAGGCTGGTCAGCCTTCGCGCCACGTGTATCTCCTCCGCGGGATGGAGAGTTACGACCCGGACCTTCCCGCCCATTTCGCGAATGGGCAGAGGTCGTAACGCTGGTTCGGTTCGCTCGAGATATTCCTGGGTGATCGTCGCCCCATCGGGCAAGGAGCCGGAGCCTTCCAAGACATCAGCAACATCGTCGAAGTCATTGAACAAGTCTTCGACCCTGTCTGCTGGGAAGATTCCGGTTAGTGTCTCCTTGTACGTGGGTTTTTGGATCCCCGTGAATAGAAAGTCGAGCCGTTCCAGTTTTATCCTTGTTTCCGCTTCCACGAGCGCCATGGCAGTGCCTCCCTCCTTTATGGAGTGACTAAGGCACGCATGGTCGTTGGGAATCGGCCACTCGGGTAATTCTCCTTCTTTAAACGGTTTAAGTGGCAAGTGTTCGATGTATCTTCTCAGGTCCTCGAAGAGCGTCGAGTCCCCTCTTGCCACTGACCACCGTTTAACTGCGTTCTCCACACTGGAGTCGAGCACATGTTGAGGCACTTGGAAGTGGACGGATCTTCCGACGGTCGAAGCAAGGAACTCCTTCCTTGCCGCTCGATCGTTGGTATTCACTACGAGTGCTTGAATGCGTGAAAGATGAGAGAATGATTTGAGGGCCTTCGGGCCCTCACGGATGATTGAAGTTAGAAAACCGATGAACGCTGAGATCTTCTTGATGTTTCGGGGCGCCACGATCCGTGGCTCCCCGTGTCTAAGACACCAAGCAGTTCTTATCGCAAGGTAATGTAACTTCACCGCATCCGCTCTCGTCCTCTTGACTCCACCTCCCACTTTCGCAGACTCCTGTTCAAGGAGATGCCTGCGAACCCGGCT